AGATGACTTTGGTTGTCAAGTAGTAACGGATATGGCATTTTAATTAGTGCAACTTTTGGTGGGCGAGCAATCGCCCATCAATCAACTAAAGGAATATTATTATGGCAAATTTTACAGGAGCAGATGTTATTACAGTTGCAGATGTTGAAACATACCAACCAGATGCTTTTGATTTTGGGTTAGCATCAGGAGATGCAAAAGTAACAACATGGTTAGGATTAACAACTTCAGATATTTTAAGAGAGTTAAGAATTAAATGGTGGCAAACATACAAGTCAAATGTTTTTACAGATATAACAGTTTTAAATACAGTAGAGTTAGAAGCTGATAGAGTTAATTTAGATCAATTTACTAGAGCTGGAGTATATTTATTTTTAGGTAAATTCTTTTTTCCAGCATTAACAAAATTTAGACCTGAAGCTGATAAAGATAGATTTGAAAGAATGATTGAATTTTATAATAGCCAATACAATATTGAATTTCAAAAAATACTTGAAGATGGAGTAGAATACGATTCAGATGATAGTGGAACTATTAGTGTTGCTGAAAGAGAAAACCTACATGGTTCAGGAAGACTTATTAGATAATGGCCTTATCAATTCACTTTGCTACTAATACTCAAAAAATACAAAAAAAGTTTAATAGATTTTTAGTTAGGTTTCCAAAAATAACTAAAATGGGATTAGAACAAGCTGGAGAACAATTAAGAAGAATTATTGAAGAAAATACAACTAAAGGTAAAAAATTTTCAGGTGGAAAGTTTGTTGCCTACTCTCCTGAGTACTCAGCATTGAAAGGTAAGACTACTGTTGATCTGCAAGATAGTAATAGAATGCTTCAAAGTATGAAATCAAGAGTTGTTAATAAAAGTAAAGCACAAGTTTATTTTAATGATATGGGTATGGGTAAGAGAGCTTATTGGCATCAGACAGGATCAGGAAAATTACCTGAAAGACCATTTTTTGGATTTAACAGAAAAGTAGAAAATGTTATAAAGAAATCATTTGAAAATTTAATTAGAAAAGAAATGAGAAAGTTAAAATTATGAGTATTAGAGAAGACATCGCAAGTAATATTGCAACTACAATTACAAACATAAGTGCTTTAACTATTAAGAAAGTAACTAGACAACCTTTCCCATTAGAAGAATTATCAGAACAACAATACCCAGCAGTACTAATTCAAACACAAGAAGAAACAAAAGAAGACCAAGAATTGGAAGTGGAGGTAAAACAAGATTAGCTACATTAGATTTTTTAGTATCAGGTTTTGTTAAAGGATCAGAAACAAATATAGATACTGCTAGAAACCAATTAATAGAAGTAATTGAAGAAGCATTAGAAACTGATATAACTAGAAATGGAAATGCTTTAGATACTGAAGTTGTTTCTATTGAAACCGATGCTGGTACATTGTTTCCTTATGGTGGAATCTCAATGACAGTTAAAGTTATATATGAACATCAATCAGGTACACTATAATGAGCATATCTAGAAAGATAAATAAAATAGAAAAACTGAATGATAAGATTTCAATGCTTTGTGAGGAAATCAAAGAAGAACTTGAACAGGAGGGAGAATTTTATGAAGAATATGATGAAGATGATGAAGAACTTGAAGAAGAAGATTAAATCTATTATAAGGATGTTATGGCAAAAGATATAAAACTAATAAAAGGTAGTGACGAGATTACAATAAACGAAAATAATCTTGCACACTATGAGAAGCTAGGATATAAACCAGCTAACACGAAAACAATAACTAAGGAGAAAAAATCATGGCAACCCATCACGGAAAAGAAGGTGTCGTTAAAACAGGATCTAACGTAACTGCTGAAGTAACTGCATTTACATTAGAAACAACAGGCGACGTTGTTGAAGATACAGCTTTATCAGATTCTGCTAAAACTTTTTTAGCAGGAAGAACTTCATTTAGTGGTTCTGTTGAATGTCATTTTGACGAAACAGATACATCACAAGAAGAAATGACAGTTGGATCATCTTTAACTTTTACATTACTTCCAGAGGGTAATACAGCAGGCGATGCTTCATACACAGGTAGTGGAATAGTAACAGGAATGTCTATTTCAAATACTTTAGATGGAGTTATTTCTAGAAGTGTTACTTTTCAAGGTTCAGGTGCTTTAACAGTAGGAACAGTATAATCTAATTTATGAAGATTATTGATAGAGCAAAATCTCATTTTGAGTCTCTAGGTGTTCAATCTATTGAAGTGGAAGAATGGCAAGACGAAAAAGGTATGCCAACAGTTATTTATTGGCAACCAATTACACTTGCAGAAAAGAAAAAATTAAAACCAGAAACTTTTTATAAATACAAAGTTACTGAGTACAATGCTGAAACTGATTGGAGAGATTACCCACCTTGTGTTCAGAAAGTAATACAAGAAGGTTGGACAGGTGATCGAAACAATATGCTGTTCAATGTTTGTGTTACTGAAATGAAAAAAGCTGAAGGTAACTTAACTGTTAAACAACTGAAAGACGTTGCTTGGGAAAGACAGAAGACAATCTTTGCAACACATCCAAAGGGGCCATTAAAAAGAAATGAAAGTGATGGAACTGCTCAGTCTGTGCACAATAAAGGTTACGAATATTTTTGTCCACCAAAGCATAACTTTGTTGCATCTATTTGTGATAAGGAAACTTGTAAGCTTAGAAAACTTGGTATCGGTGTCCAGGCGCCAGATATTAAAAATGAGTTTACTAACTTAACTTACACAGAAGATTCAAAAGGTATTATCTATGAGTGTGATTTTAGAGATAGACATGTCACTTTCAAACCAGAGGATACTAAAGATGAAAAGTCTTGGAGAGTTTGTTTAGCTAAATACAGAATGTTTTGGTTAACATTACCAAAGCCCAAAAAAGGACCAAGTCCATTTGAGTTATTGATGAAACATTTATTAGAGTCAGCAACAGAGAATACTTCATTTAAATATGAGGATACCAAAGAGGAAGAGAAATACAATACACTTAAAATATTCTTTGAAAGCACAATTGAACAGGATGACTTCACCAAACTTAAGGATGGTTACACAGTATTAGATAGTAAAGATAACATTTGTTACTTTAAACGTGGTACATTGGCTGAATTTTTAGAAAAAAGAAAGACACCGTTTAAAAGTGTTAACGCAGCTGTAAAGTTGTTAGAATGTAAGAAGCATGATTTCTTTGAGGGCGAACGTAATGTATGGTATGTAGAAATGCCTGAGTTTGTTAATCATCAAAAGATAAAACCAAAAAACCAACAAACAGAACTTAGTGAGATGGATGATGAGTACCACAGCAAATTTAGGGCTCCAGAAACAAAAACAGATACACCACAAAACAATTAAGATCTTTGGTCCGCCTGGTACAGGTAAGACTTGGACTTTAATTGAAAGAGTTGTTAAAAGATATTTAAAACAAGGTGTGGATCCTGAGAAGATTGCGTTTATATCATTTACCAACAAAGCTGTTGATACAGCCAAGGTAAGAGCATTAGAAGCCTTTCCTCATCTGGATAGTAAATCATTTTCAAGATTTAGAACTTTACACTCGTACTGCAGAAGATACTTTGAAGAAGAAATATTTGATACTAAAGACTGTATGATTGATTATGCTTTAACTAATAACTTTGTTAAGAGATCCGACAATAGATTATCTCAAGATAATTTTACATATTCTGACTGGTCATTAGGTATTTATGACAAATCTAGAAATTTATTAGAAGATCCTGTTTTAGTTTACAAAAGAGAATCACAAAAGAAAGATAACTTAGATGTATATACCAGAAAGATTAGTACTTACGAACATTACAAAACTTCAGGAGGAGAAAGATCTTTTTTAGACTTTACTGATATGATTGAAAGAGCTTTGCATGAGGTAGAGTTTCCGCAGCTTGATGTTCTAATTTTAGATGAAGCTCAAGATTTTACTCCATTGCAGTGGTCATTAATTTATAAGATGTCTGACAATGTAAAAAGAATTTATCTAGCTGGAGATGATGACCAGGCGATCTACCAATGGAACGGTGCAGATACAAAATACTTTACTAAATTTTTTCCAGGACGGAAGGTAGTATTAAGAAAGACTAGAAGATTTGGTCAAGCGATTCATCAGTTCTCACAGATAGTTCGAAAAGGAATACTAGATAGTGTTGATAAAACATTTGAACCATTAGTCAAAGAAGGTTTAGTAAAAAGATATTTAAGTTTTAAAGAGATACCGTTTGAGAAAGATAAGGGTAAATGGTTTTTACTTGGTAGGATACATACAACAGTTAATGAATTAAAAGCATTAGCCAAAGATGCAGGTATATACTTTGCGGACAACAAGGGTCAGAAGTCCTTTGATATGAACCAATGGCAAGCCATCAAAGCCTGGACAGCTATATCAAACGGTAAAGAGATAATGAAAAAAGAAGCTGAGGCCATGTTTAAATATATTAGAGAGGTAACTGATTCGGATTACAGAACTTCTAAGTTTTGGTCTAGAGAACCAGATTACAAGCGATATGATTTTACTACACTCAAAGAATGGTGTGGGTTAGATCTTCCTGACGAAGCGCAAAAGAAAGCTTGGTGGTGGATCCTAAGACGTAACTTTAAACCAAGACAGGTTATTTATTTTTTAAGATTATTAAAAAGATATAAACAAGCTAAGTTAGATGAGCCACCAAATGTCATTATAGATACTATACATTCGGTTAAAGGAGATGAAGCTAATCATGTATTGTTATATTCAAAAGCTAACTGGCCATCTAGTTATAGACATAAAGATAAAGATGAGAAATCAAATGAAAAGAAAGTTTGGTATACAGGTGTAACAAGAGCAAGAGATAGTTTACATTTATTAAGCACAGACTATAAGTATCATTATCCAATTGGAGAAGATTATTTAGTATATGTACAGGGAAACAAATGAGAAATTTATTTGAAACTATAATTGATGTCGGTAGTGGATTAATTTTATCTACCTTAATTCAATATTTTATATTTCCATTTTTTGATTTACACCCTACAATATTAGAAAGTTTTCATATAGCTGTAATATTTACAATTATTTCTATGGCTAGATCATGGTGTTGGAGAACTATATTCTCAAGGAGAAGAAAATGAATCATTTAGATCTATTTAGTGGTATCGGTGGTTTTAGTTTAGGTTTGGAAAAGGTAGGTTTTAAAACGATAGCCTTTTGTGAAAGAGAAGAATATTGCAGAATGTTGCTG